GACACTCGCAACTCGGCAATGGCTAAAGCGCAACTTGTCAAAGCCCGTGCAGAGTACGACAAAGACATTTCGGATGGCTATCAAAAATGGGCCAAGAAAAATCCTAATGGTTTTGTCAACGACTTCAAGCAATCAGGCGAGTTCAAAAGTCGTTACAACGATTACAACAAGTACACAAGCGACTTGGCTAAGAAATACTTCCCGAACATCACTCCTGCGCCAAGCACAAGACGGAATGTTGGCCCTCTTGAGTCACAAATTCAGTGAGGTAAAAAATGGACTTCGGAAAACTTGGCGACACCCAAAAAGCAAATGCGCGGATGATTGCGGAAAAGGCTCGTGCCAACAACGTAGACCCAGAGTTGGCTTTGGCAATTGGCTTTGCAGAAAGCAACTTCATCAATCAAAACAATCCAAAGAGCGGAGCGATGGGCATCATGCAGGTGATGCCTTCTAACGCCACTGGTCTTGGAATTAAAGTTGAAGACTTGGCAGACCCAGAAAAAAACATTGATGCTGGCATTCGCATTCTGAAAGAAAATCTTGACCGTTACAAAGGCGATGCAAAGCTGGCGGCAATTGCTTACAACTCACGACCATTGGTTGCTGACCGATACGCCAAAAGTCAAGACAATGCATTGCTGCCAGAGGAGACTCAAAACTATTGGCAAAAACTTAACACTTTCAGAGATTTGAGTCAGACTGGTTATCTTGCGCCAGTAGAGCCAGCCGCAGAGGCGCAGCCTGCAACCGCAAGTGAGCAGCCCATAGACATGGGTGGCCTTCCTGAAGAACTTGATAATCCCGTAAAGAGTTCGGCGCTTCGGGACAGGTATGAGGCTGTCCGCATGGCTATGTCTGGCCCTGATGGAGAGATTGACAAGACCCTTGCAACACTTGGTGGGGCTGGTGTTGGTGCAATTGCTGGAGCGGCTGAAACTGGCGGTCGCACAATCAACAAGATTACTCAAGCATTTAACGCAAGCAAAGAAGCAGCAGATGCTAATCGTTTGGCGGCTGAGGCAAGTCAGGCGGCATCTGCGCGTTCAACGGCTTCACCTGACTCTGCTGGTCAAAAGTGGAAAGCCAAAACTGGTTACGGTCGCGGCACTGGCGCTACTGTTCAAGATGTTTCATAGTCATATGAACGAGCCAAAGGTCAGGGCAAGATTAGCGGTCGTATGTCTAAGTTGTATGGCGTGCCTGATGTGGGTGAGCCAAAATCTATTCTTGACCGAATGATTTACCAAAAAGAACTTCAAGAGCGCATGTCAAAAGAAGCGGCAGACCTTGCCGAAGCCGAGCGAAAGGCTGCTGCTGCCGCAGCGCGTAAAGCCAAAATTCTCAGTAGGACTGGCGCTCTGGCTCGTATCCCCGTCATTGGGCCAGCCATTGCTGGCGGCTCTATGGGCTACGACCTTGCTGACGCAATTGAGCGCGGTGAAAAAGGCGACTACAGCGGCGCAGCAATCAAGGGGCTTGGCGCTTTAGGCTCTGGCATGGCGTTGATTCCACACCCATTGACCCGCGCTATTGGTACGGGTCTAGGGCTTGCAGCCGTTCCAGCGGGTGCGCTAAACGACTACCTCAAGGACATAGAATAAATTTCGAGGAGCAGTTGCCACTCTCCTTTTCGCCCCCCTTAATCGGGGGGCTTTTTTATGCTGGCTTTTGATTCTCTAAAGCCTCGCCCACTGAGCGGTTCATTTCTTTGACAATCTCAACGCAACGAGCGTGTTCCTTGCGTGCGTATTGCACCTCAACGTACAACTCAATGTTGTGCGCAAATTGCACGATGTCTACCTCGTCCGCCAGCAGTGGGTTTTTGCGTGGTCGGTCGCTTTGAAAGAAGATTTGCTTGACTGTTTCTTCGCTTAACATTTTCAATCCTTACTTGTGAGAGTTTTTAAGTTGCCAAAATTGCAAAAGGTTCACGAACATTGACCAGCCACGGTCAAGGTCTTCAGCGCTCCACTCGCGCACCACAACAAGGTCAGGAACGCTACGAGAGACAAAGACGTTGGCACAGCGTGCCTTGGGTATGCCTAGACCAACTCGATAGGCTGAGAGTTGCATGAGATGCTCGTCGTAGCCATCGACCTTTGCGGGGTCAGAGAACTCTTTGGTTTTGATGTCAGCAACAATGCCTTCTCCGTTTCCAGAAAATAAATCGCACTTACCTCCAAAACCGATTTCATGTGCGAATGAACGCTCGGAAATCCAGACTTGGTTTCCAAAGTGTTCTTTGATTGCTTTGTCGCAGGCGCTAACACTCTCTTGGTGTTTTCCTGTTGGTCTATCTTCATAAAAACCTTGTATTGATGCATGGATGTCAGTTCCCGCATCAGCCGCAGAGCGACCCTGTTCTTTGGAGTCGCTGATGATTCGTTCAACGTAATCTTTTTCAGGCTCGTCAGGGCGACGTGGGAGGGTAAGAGCGGCAAGTAGAACCTGTTGCTGAAGCCAAGCTGTCAGCGCGGGTTTTGCCGCAACGCTCAATATTGTAGTGACACTTGGAACCAAGTTCATGGTTCGCGCATCACGCAGAGTGGTGTTACGCATTCCACCCTTCTTGGCTTCTACAGTGTACTGTGGCACGCCATCGCGGGTGTACCAATGATTTGATTCGCTTGCGCGTATTGCTGGGGTTGTAATGGTCATATCGTCCTTATTGAAATTCTTGGGCATCTGCCCTGTCATACCAGTCTGTAACAAACCTACTGAGGTCATCAGGAGATTTGCCTTGTACCTTCATAACGCCATCTGAAAAGAGTTGCTCAAACTTCTCAACCACCATCTCGCCATCTGTGTGACCTCTGATAATGAGAATGGTGAACTGGGGTTGCCGTGCTAGATTTCGCAGTAGCAACCCCTGTCCTTGAGTAAGGATTTCACCGCTACGTTTCCATTCACCAACAAGAAAATTGCACTTGCGTTCAAAAATCATGTCAATGTCACAAGGCGTCGCCTTGGGGTTGGTAGCAATCAGTCCCTTGAACCGAAAGAAATCAATGTGCGCCGCGTTTTGGTTACGCATGAGCCTCATGGTCAGAAGGGGATGTCGTCGTCCATGTCATCAAAGCCACTTGCGGCGGCTTTAACAGGCACTGGGGCGATTGTTTTGCCGCCTCGCTTCTGCCACTCAGGTGACCTTTGGATTTTCTCTCTCACGCCGTTGCTAAAGCTGTTAAACAAAGCCATGTCAGGCTTGTCAATTTCAAACAACTTCAACTCGTTGTAACCCGTGGGCATTCCAGCCTTCTTGATTGCGGGTGGTACGGACATGATGGCGGCAATGTTGGTGTACTCTTTGCCGTTGTTGCCCATAGCCTTGATGACTGAAATCATCGCCCAAGCGCCTAACACGTTATTTATTTCAAAGCCCTGTTTTTCAATTTCGGTGAATTCTTTGCCACGCCAAGTTTGCAGGTCTTTTCGCAAGGTGGCATTTTCTTTCAGCGAGAGCGTGAAGTTCTTGCTGATTGACATTGGTTCGCCCTTGGAAGTAACAATTGGTTTGCCTCCATCATCTTCGCCATGCACCTCAAATTGCAACATCACCTTGGGTAGTTTTTTGACCGTTCCAAGGTAGGTTGAATCCTGAGTTCCCAAGTCAATGACTCGGTAGCACCGTGCAAGGTGCATTCCTTGTGGGACGGGGGTAAATTCACCGCCGCCGCCGCCGCTTTCTTTCGCTATTAAAGCCATCATTCGCTCCTGATTGATAAAGTTTCTAAGGTCACAATGGGACGCTTGGGCAACCCGCATTCACTGCGAATAATGTCCCAGTCGTCCCTACTAGCAATGCCTGTCTCCGCCCTTTCCAAAGCCTCCTCAAGCATTTGCATTCTTTCCAGCATAAATTGGTGCATCTCACTTTCATCGTGCATGGTTCGCTTTCAAGTTAAACTGGCTGTACTGTATCATGTTTAACGCTAGGTTGCACAACAATTTTTTTTGGTGTAACATCCACTTAACCAAACTAAGGAACCCGATGACGCTACAAGAATATTTTCAGGACAAACCGAGGGGGTCAATGATTGCTATGGCCCGAAAGTTGGGCATCAGCAAGACGTGGTTTTCATTGATTTGTACGGGGCGACAACTGCCTAGCCCCGAACTGGCACGCGACATTGAGTCGCTAACAGGCAGGAAAGTGAAGAGGGCTGAATTAAGGCCCGACATTTTTGGAAAGACAGCGAAATGATTTGGTACAAATTTCACATCGGTGATTACCTCACACACACAGTTCATCTGTCTGATGCAGAGGACTTGGCGTACCGACGCCTGCTTGACCTCTATTACATGAGCGAGAAAGAAATCCCACTCGATACCGAATTGGTTGCACGCAAGATACGTCTTGATTTAGACATAACCGAATCGGTTTTGGGTGAGTTTTTTGAACGTACCGAAACAGGCTATTTCAACTATCGTTGTGATGCTGAAATTGCACGATACAACAAGCAAGTTGAAAATAATCGACAGCTTGGAAAGCGAGGCGGCAGGCCGAAGAAAAGCGAATCGAAACCGAAGTCAAACCCAAAGCAAACCCTAACAGATACAGAAACAGAAAAAGAAAGAAATACCATTTCGTCGGTTGCACCGACTTTGTCGCGGTTTGATGAATTTTGGAACAACTGGCCTGCGTCAAAACGCAAGGTCGCTAAAACGGCCTGCAAGGCAAAATGGGAGCGTCAAGCACTAGACCCCTTAACCGACAAAATAAACGCCGTGGTGGCCCGTTTAAAGGCTTCTGAGCAGTGGGTTTCGGGCTTTGAGCCAGCGCCACTTACGTTCATCAACCAAAAGCGTTGGGAAGATGAGTCAGAAACCGATTCGGTATCGGTTGGTAGGAAGGTGATATGACTCCCGTTGAGCGTATGTTGGGGATGCTGACTAAGGTCAAAGGTCGCAACGGGTCTTGGACTGCCTGCTGTCCTGCCCACAACGACAAAGGCCCATCGCTGGCTATCCGTGAAAACGAGGACGGTCGAATCCTGCTTCACTGCTTTGCGGGGTGTGAGACATTAAATGTTGTGCAGGCTTTGGGCATGGACATGACTGACCTGTTCCCGCCAGACGACAAGCGCCGTGAGTACCCAGTCGATGGCAAGAAGAGCATGAAGCCTGCGTTCTTTGCCAGCGACTTAATGCGCATCATTTCGTTTGAAGCGTTGGTGGTTGCCATCTGCGCCTACGACCTAAGTCAAGGCAAGAAGTTGAGCGTAGGCGACAGAGAGCGAATGAAATTATCACAACAGCGAATCGAAGAGGCGGTGAAGTATGCAAATGTCTGACGTACACAAAAGAGCGCAAGAACTTGACGATGCTCGAAAAATCCGTATCGTGCGCCCTGACGAGGTTGACTTTGAGAAGTACCTCAAGGCCAACGATGTGGCCCAGAAGGTCAAGCAGGCAAGTGAGTTTTTGGATGAAATCCAAGATGAACTTGCAAGCCCAGTGGTCGATAACCACCAAACAATGCCGTGGCCTAAGACCCACCAAGGCTTTCAGTACCGCGCTGGTGAGGTGACGCTGTACGCTGGTGGCAACGGTGGCGGCAAGAGCATGGTCACAGGCATGATTGCCTTGGGCCTTGTTAAGCAAAAGCAGAAGGTGATGATTGCTTCGTTTGAGATGAAGCCTAAGCGCACATTGTTTCGTATGCTCCGCCAGTTTGCAGGCGAAAACATTGACGTGCCGCGCTTCATCGAGAAGAACCGCTATCTTACAAATCTGTTTGAGCGTATGAGAAGCTATGCCTGCGATTACCTATGGCTGTACGACCAGCAAGGCACGGTGACTGCACAGCAGGTCATTGCAGTGTCTCGCTACAGCGCGGTTGAGTTGGGTGTGCAGCACATCTTCATTGACTCATTGATGAAGTGCGTATCTGGCGAGGATGATTACAACGCACAGAAGTCTTTTGTTGATGAGTTGACCTCGTTGGCCCGTGACCACAATGTTCACATTCATTTAATTCACCACATCCGCAAGTTGCAGAGTGAAGAGATAAAGCCAAACAAGAACGACATCAAGGGTTCAGGCTCTATCAGCGACCAAGTGGATAACGTCTTGATGGTGTGGCGAAACAAGAAAAAAGAACACGAGGCTCAGAACGGGACGGTTGACCCAATGATTCCAGACGCCTACTTGATGTGCGAGAAGCAGCGCAATGGCGAGTCAGAGGATTGGTACAGCCTCTGGTATCACAAGGAGAGCCAACAGTTTGTTGAGCATCACGATTCTTTGCCGATGTCTTTTGACAATGGAGGACGGTTTTGAATGAGACGCAAGAGGGTCAAGGAGCAGATGAGCATCGTCATCGTTGTCTTGTTCGGGAAGTCATCAAGATGCGTATTGAAAATCGCGATAGCGCACACCGTTGGCTCAACGGTTACGTTGACCACCTTGGGAAGCGTCACAAAGGATGGAACGAACTTCACCCCAAGTCCCGCCTTGAGGCGGATGTTAAAGACCAGTGGACAAAAGGTAACCGAGGTAACACAGGAGAATGGAAATGATTGAAATGATGACTGGCAAATGGTCAGACGAAGAGGGTGAAGGGAGAGTTGTTTTATCAAGAAAATTTTTTGAGTCTCATCGAATTACTCAGTTAGATTTTTTGAAGGACGCAATCCATGAACTCACAGAAATTTACGATGAAATGCTGGAGATAAAAAATGAACTTTGAGAAAAACTTACTGTCGTTTGGTCAAGCGTTTTTTACGCAGGACGAATTTAACAAGGCGTTGAATGAGGCCAAGGGTGAAATCATGGCAATTGCAATTCAGACCACCCGACAGGCAATCTTTATTGAGAGGGAAGCCTGCGCTGAGTTGTTGATGCAACTTGCTGACAAGGAAGACGAGGGAGAAGTTTGCACGGCGTTGAGAGATGCTGCGGACGCCGTCATCAACCGCATACCGTTACAACGCCAATGATTGAACTCACACTACCTTGGCCTCCAACGGTCAACACCTATTGGCGCAACTTGAATGGTCGCACCATCATAAGCGCAAAGGGGCGGGAGTACCGCAGCGCTGTTGCTGACCAAGTGCTGATTCAACGAGCAGCCAAGCACATTGACCACGCCGTCAAGGTCGAGATTAAAGCGTACCGCCCAGACCGCCGCCGTCGTGACCTAGACAACATTTTGAAGGCGTTGCTTGACTCCATGACGCACGCTGGCGTTATGGAGGATGACGCCTTGGTTGAAGACTTGCGGGTGTATTGGGCAAAAGAAGTAGGCGGCATGGTCAAAGTAACCATAGAAGGAATTGCATGAAAACTGAACCAGAACTGATTGACATCTACGCAATGTTTGCTTTGATGGCCTTGATGCAAAAGCCCCATAAGGTTTCTAAGTCAAAGATTGACATTGCTTATGAGGCTTTTGAGCAAGCAAGAGCCATGATTGAAGTGCGTGAAGATTTTGTTAACGAAGGAGAAAAAAATGTTTAATTCATTTGGTGAGTTTTTTTGGACGTTCATGGCAATGAGCGGCTTTATGTTTTGGATTTGCGTCGTTCTTTTTGTGGCGTTGATAGTCAAGCGCCGCCGCAACAAGCAAGGGGCTATCTATGAGTTATGAGGAGCGCGACCCGCATAAGGCGGTGGACTACATCCTGAAGCACGCTTCCTTGTTTGCTAAGGCAAAGGCAGAGCGAACGTACATAGAGCATTTTCGCAAGAGCCTCAAGGGCATCTTGATGAAGCGGTCGATGGAGACCGCCATCGGAGCGCAGGAGCGAGAGGCTTACGCCCACCCTGAGATGGTCGAGTTGCTCAAGGGCTTGCAGGCTGCGGTCGAGATTGAAGAGAAGTTGAAGTGGGACATCACCGCCGCAGAACTCAGGGTAGAAATTTGGCGAACAGAACAAGCAAACAACAGGGCCGAAGGAAAGGCCACGATGTGAACACCTACCAAGGGGTCGTGATGCACGCGACGGGTTGGTTCCTCGTGTTGTTGGACGGGTGGGTGATGCACACGCATTGGGTTGCAGCACTTGGCTTTGTGTTTTTAATTTATTCAATGTGGGGCGTTTGGATAAAAACACCAAATGAAAAAAAAATGAAGTGTCCTCATTGCGGTGCGCCTACAGATGTCAAAGACACGCGAATTGCAAATTCAAACAAAGTAACGCGCAGACGCGAATGCTTTAACGGTCACAAATTTAAAACCATAGAACTGTATGACGACACTCAAAGAAAAAAAGCACATGAACAGGGTAGCGGAACTGGGGTGCGCGGTCTGCCGAAGGATGGGGTATGAGGGTACGCCAGCAGAACTGCATCACAAAAGGGCTGGAACAGGGGCTGGGAGGCGCTCCAGCCACTACGATGTCATCCCACTATGCCCAGAGCATCACAGGGGCGCTACGGGCCTGCACGGGCTTGGCACGAAGGGCTTTCACCAGCACTACGGCTACGACGAGGACGACCTACTCAACGACACCAAGCGCTTGCTTGGCATTACGGTTTGCGCGTAAGGCGGTTGTTTATTTACAACATTAGGGTTTTCCTTAGAAATTATTTTCAGAAAGTTGTTGACGGCGTTTAATTTGGCCTTAAACTACAAGCACTGACCAAGCAACACCTGCAAGGCAGAACCACAGAAAGACAGCGAAATGAACAACGACATCAACTTCACCAGCATTGACACACTCGGCACACTGTTGGCTCAGATTGCCGACCTCACCAAGCAAGCAGATGCAATCAAAGACAGCATCAAGGACACTGCCAGCGCAGGCGGTGCAAAGGTTGTAGAGGGCGCAATGTTCAAGGCCACCTACATTGAGTCCAACCGCTCAGTGGTTGACAACAAAGCCCTGTTAGCAGAGTTGGGCGCAACTGCCGAGCAGATTGCTCGTCACACAAAGACCACCGCTGTGTTCAGCGTCAAAGTCACTTCACGTTAATTAAGGAGAACCACATGAGCATCGCAACATTTTCAATTGGAATTTACAAAGCAGGCGGTTTAGTCAAAAGCTCGTTGGTCAATGTCGATTGGGACATTATTGATGAGCGCGTTGCTGAATTGGAATCCTTGCACCCCGGATGCGTAATTGAGTGCGTTGAACACGATGAATATTGCGGTCAATACGACGATGAAAACTGCGGCATTGTTCAACATTAGAAACCAAAACGAAAGCGAATCGGATATGAAGCACGCACAAGCAGATTACATCAACGCAGGCTATGAGTACGAGAAGGCCAGCAGCGCCGACAAGGCTCGTGCTGTAGCGGAGAGCATCCGTAAGATGCTTCAGGACGAACTCATTGACGAGCAATCATACGCACGCTTTCTTGTTGAGCGCGGACGTAAAGAAGCAAGGGAGATGGCATGAGCGCTTACCGCCCTCCAAGTGAAGCTGTGATGTCTGATTACGTCAAAGGCTTTGACGCAGGCTACAGCTACGTCCTGACCGAAATTGAGCGATATATCGACGTGTACCCCCATGACGTTTCGGCGGTAAAAGAGTTGTTGTCCCGTCTGAAAATGGAGGGGAGGCCAGATGAAACTTCAATCGACGGTTGAGTTGGATGACATCACGTTCGAGTGCGCGAAGGCATTTGATTTTGAGTTTGATGGCAACAGCACGTTTGATGTCCCCTCGCTGAATGCTCCGCCTAATTTTCAGATTGGATTGATTGTTGGCCCATCAGGCTCAGGCAAGTCTACGTTGCTTGGTCAGTTTGGGCGGGAGCGCCAAATTGAATGGGAGTCGAGTAGGTCGATATGTTCTCACTTCAGTAGCGCAGAGGCGGCTATGACGCGATTGGGCGCGGTAGGTTTGAACTCTGTGCCTGTGTGGGTCAAGCCCTACCATGTGCTGTCTACTGGTGAGCGTTTTCGCGCAGACCTCTCGCGTCGATTGGTGGATGGCGCGGTGATTGACGAGTTTACGTCGGTTGTTGACCGTAACGTGGCTAAATCATGTTCATACGCTACGGCAAGGTATATCCGTAAAGAGGGCTTGAAGGGTATCGTGTTTGCCACCTGCCATTACGACATTGTCGAGTGGCTACAGCCTGATTGGGTGTTTGACACAACGGTTGGCGTGTTGTCAACAAGGGGGGTGGAAAGGCGACCGACTATTAAGTTGGAACTCATACCGTCTACCGTTGGGGCATGGGCGTTATTTAGCAAGCATCACTATCTCACAGCAAACATCAATCGTTCTGCGCGATGTTGGATTGTCGAATGGGAAGGAACGGCAATTGGATTTGCCGCTGTGATACCGATGCCCAGCGGAACCCTTAAGAACGCATGGCGAGGCCATAGGACGGTCGTGTTGCCTGAATTCCAAGGGCTAGGCTTGGGCGTGCGCATATCGGACGCTATGGGCGTCATGGTGAGGGCGGAGGGGGGTAGGTACTTCAGCAAGTCATCGTCCCCTCGTTTGGGTGAGTACCGCAACAACTCGCCATTGTGGAAGCCCACCAGTAAAAACCAAAAGGTAAGGGGCGACGCCAAAAGCCAAAAGAGTTGGACAAATCAAAACTACAGGCTGTCTCATGCCGAGAGACTGTGCTACAGCCATGAGTTTGTGGGTTAGGGAAAGTCCCTACATTTATTTGCAAAATAGTTGTTGACTCGTTTAATACGGTGTTACACTATCTTCACTGACACAGCAAATCCGCACAGTCAGGTAACAGAGAAGGAAAGCGAAATGAACATTAACAAACACAACGTCCAGCGCCACATTGGTGTTGGCTTTTGGATGAACAAAGACGGCAGTCGTTCTGCTGAATTTCTTGGACGCTACTTCACCACCGTCAAGACCAAAGCAGGATGGGAGTGCGAAGGTAAAATTTACCGCACTCTTGCTGATGTTGCCGCTTACATCATTGACCTTGATTACAAGGTGACAGCATGACTAACGAAATCGAAACAATCATTAGCACCGAAGCAGGTGTTCGTGTCAGTGTCAACGAGTGGGATGACGGTGGGGTTTGGTTGCATTTAAGCCTGAAGAGTGGCACTGCCTACACTGTCTTGACCAAAGACGAAGCCCAGCAGTTGTTGGCTGGCCTGCAAGCCATCTTGGCAAAAGAGGTGACAGCATGAGTTATGACCCAAACGGCCCTTGGATTCGCACAGTGTCATCAGACTCACTGTTCACTGGTGTGACCCCTGACAGGGTGTTGGACATGGCCCAACACATTTGCGATAGACCACATCGCTACGCAAAGGATATGGTTCCCGCTGTTTACCGCGCTTTGGTTCGCCTTAGTGTTTGCACAGAAGCCGAGGCTGTTGTAGGGGTTGCTGAAGTATTGAAGTTGCGCAAAAAACTGATGAGTAAAGAGGTAACAGCATGACTGACGATATACACAAGGCCAAGCCGTCACCGTTTGATGACATTGAGCCAGTGTCTGACGTGTGGCAGGTGATTGCCAGCATTGCGGTTGGCTTTGTGCTGTTTGCAATTGCGCTGTTTGCGGCGGCAATGTTTATAACAGGCGCTTGGGTTTGGAGCCTGTTGATATGACAAGGGAAAACACATGAACTTTGGCCAAAATAAACTTATCGATGGGTTGGTTGAAGACCTATTAAAAACAATCCACAAATACGATGACTCTCTGTACATGGCGACTGTGATTGGCTGCATGGA